GGTTTATTGTCCAATAGGTTCTCTGCATTTCGTAGAAACTATGAATAAATTTTTCTCTCTGAATTTTGTTGATAAATATATTATCAATCGTTTTTTTAAAATAGGAGAATTTTGAAGCAATAGAATATGTAATAGGCCCACTTAGGTACATATACATAATTATTTTTAATAACCTTTCGTTCATGTCTAGAAGAGGTTTGTTATTTGAACTAGTATTATAGTTATCGTATGTCAAGTTAAACGTCACATTTTCATTAGTTGAATATTTAGTAGTAATCAATTTGAAAGGATTTTCACCTATTTTATTATGAACTACCTGACAAAACGTATGCATTATCACTAAAAGATATAGACGAAAATGTTTATATCTTTTTATTAATTAATAGACATTAGTTCTCTTTTTTTTCATTAGCAACCTTCATTTGTAATTCATTGTGCGCTCTTGCAGATTCTGCGGTAGCAGGTTCACGTTCATCGAAATTAACATTCTCTTTTACTCCAACCAAGTTACCGTCGTCATCAATTGTTTGCGTTAATACATTTCCACTCTTCTTAGCTAACTTGATATTCTCTTCTATCGCCTTTCGCTTAGTTTCCATTACGCGCTTATCAAACTCCTCTTTAGCCAACGTCTCATTCTTCAACTTCTCGTGATGCAATTGATTGAGTTCCTCTTCCAAGAATTCAACCTTACCTGTCTTATACGCATCAGGGTCCCATGGAACCCAAATTCCAACTGGTCCTACAAATATATCGTGATTTGGGTCTTGCTTCCTAAGCGCCTTACATTTGTTCTCTGCCTCTTCTTGACTTGCAAAAACACCTCTAATCTTTAATCCCCGCACTGATGTTTGGAAAGAGTGATCACGATTAAATTGTTCATTGAATTTCTCCTCGTGCTTATCTACAAAGTTCCTATAATCATCTTCTACACCGATGTTTTTAATCTTATCGCCCTCTTCTTTTACAAAGTCATTAAAATCAGCTATAACGTCTTCAGCTTTAAGATGGTATTTAAAAGAAAGAAATTGCAGAAAATCCTGGTATCTTTCCATAGATTTAGATAAATCCCAATTCTTTACGAACGAATTGAACAACAATACCTCACGTTTTTTAAGTATTTTTTCAGGAGAAACAAAAGACATGCATGCAAACTTTTGTCCAGCGATAGGTTGATCCTCATCGCAAAGGTCAACATATTTAGGATTTTTTTTGCCATCGGTAGTTAACTTTTTTTCAAAACTAGACATATTTTAATAAAAGATTTAGTAGAATAGTGTTTAAGTGTTTTAGAACCATATAATATTATTTTAGGAATAATTAATAACAAATTTTTTTGTTTGAATATAGTATATACCCAGAATGAGCGGTTTATTCGACTTCAACGAATTAGTTAAGCGTGCTATTAAGTACTTGATCGAAGGTTTAGCCGTAGCGGTTGTTGCCTTATTGATCCCCAAGAAAGCCCTCAATGTTGAGGAGATTGTTATTATTGCATTGACGGCTGCTGCTGTGTTTAGCATCCTTGATGTCTTCATCCCCGCTGCTGCGGCCAGTTCAAGACAAGGTGTTGGCCTAGCGAGTGGCATAAATTTAATGGGTGGCCTTAAAATGGCTATGTAAATGCAGCCAATAAAAATCTCTTAAAATTTTCATTAAATGGGGTCTTCCGTATTTCTGCGCCAAGATTTTATGCGATTCTCTAAGAATCGCATAAAAAATTGAATTTAATATGCACATATAAAAAGTATTCAAATCCTTTTGAAACTACAAAAAGGATGTCCTACACAAACAATGCGCTTTCCCAATATTGCAAAGAAAATAAAGTTGTCTTAACAAAAGATTACTCTACAGTTACAGTAAATTCTAGCACAGTCATTGAAGGAAAATGTGCTAACGAGAAATGCAATGAGTTATTCTCAAAACAATTTAGGTCACTTATAAGGAATAAAAATATTTATTGCAAACAATGCAGTAAAACTGAAAAACAAAAAAGAATACAAGAAAAATGCTCGGAGAAAAATTTAACAGTTTACGATAATGAACTTTTCAAAAAATTTACTTCAGAAAAAAATCTTGTATTACGAAAAAATTATAGTAATATTAATGTAAACAGTAATACTATTATTGAAGGAACATGTACTTTTGAAAATTGTAATGAACCATACAACAAACGATTTACAGCAATGTATAAATACAGTGTTTATTGTAAAAAATGCACTAAAATAGATTCAAAAAATAAATACAAGGAAACATGTGTTGAAAAGTATGGTGTAGCAAATGCCTTTCAAACAAAGGACTTCAGAGAAAAATCTAAGAAAACATGTTTGGAAAAATATGGAGTAGAAAATGCTTTACAATCAAAACAAATTCAAGATAAATTAAAGAAAACATCTCTAGAAAAATATGGTTGTGAAAATGTATTTCAAAATAATGAAATAAAAGAAAAATGTAAACAAACTTGTTTTGAAAAATATGGTGTTGAATATGGAATACAAAACAAAAACATACAAGAAAAACAAAAGACAACCTGTTTAGAAAAATATGGATGTGAAAATGCATCACAGAATGAAGGAATTAAACAAAAAACTAAGGAAACTTGTCTAGAAAAATATGGTTGCGAAAATGTATTTCAAAACAAGGATATTCAAGAGAAACATAAGAACACATGCTTAGAAAAATATGGTTGCGAAAATGTATTTCAAAATGAAGAAATAAAGAAAAAAAGTAAAGAAACTATGATAGAAAAATATGGTGTAGAAAATCCGAATCAATGCGAAGAAATAAAGGCAAGAATGAGAATAACAACAAAGGAAAGATATGGAACAGAATATGCCTCACAAAATGAAGCTGTAAAACAAAAGGTAAAAAACACATGTCTAGAACACTTCGGTGTAGAATATTCACTTCAATCCAAAGAAGTTCGTGAAAAGGGAATAAAAACAAATTTAGAAAAATACGGCACTAAATATCCTATGCAAAATTCAGAATACTCTGAAAAAGTGTCCAAAACTGCGTATTGTGTTAAGTCATATATTATGCCTTCTGGTAAAATATTATCAATACAAGGGTTTGAGAACTTTTGTCTAGACGATTTGTTGAATAAAGAAAATATAGACGAAAACGATATTGTTAATGAAAGAACAAAAGTACCAGAAATATGGTATGAAAGTGAAGCCGGTGAATTAAAAAGACATTATGTTGATTTCTATATCCCTTCTCAAAATCGTTGCATCGAAATAAAATCAACATGGACACTTGATAAGAATAAAGAAAGGGTTCTTATTAAGCAACAAGCAGCTAAAGCGTTAGGTATTAAATACGAAATAAGAATTTATGGCTCAGATGGTTCAATTATTAAAACAATGTGTTGATTTTATTAGCCATATGATTCTTAAATAATCGTATAAAATAGGAGAGTTTGCGAATGTCCTTCAATCATTATATTAATTCTTCTATTACATCAGATTTAGTTATCTTTTCTTTACGTCTTAAATAAGCACGATGCCTATATTCTTTTAATTTTTCTGGATTTTCAAATTTCAACTTATTCAGATACTGTTTAGCATTTTCTTTTACTTTATCCTTGTTCTTTTCATAATACTTCCTATGGCGGTCATTATTTGTATATTTTTCTAACTGCGTTTTTAATAATTCCATGTTCTCTAATAATTTCGTATTTTCTTGTTTTAATTTCATTATAATAGCGTCTTTCTGCAGTAGTTGTGCGTCTTTGATATCCATTATATCATAATATTCCTAAATTATTTTTACATATTTAACGTAAAAGGAGGGGAACCCTGGTTCCCCTCTAACCCCTCCTTTTAAATACTATTTGTATTGACGCAATAAGTTTATATATAAAAGGAGAGGATCCCTTAGGTTCCCTGCCCCTTTATACACTCGGGAAATACTCCCAATCCAAATCATTACACACTTTTTTCCATATCATATCCTGTTCTAATTGTTTCTCTCTATCCTTCATCATAGGAATATACGGTAAATATTGCGTTTGGTCCAACAACACACATAACTGATAGAGCGTATATGTATAATTAAAGAAATTCGTGCGATTTGCAGGACAATGAATCGCCCAAGGTTTCTGTATCTCTATAAACAATACACATAACGTCTCATGCAACTCTTCATTCATAATAGGTGGTTTAATTCCAAAGAGCGAATTTATATACTGAATATGTTCAAAGTATTTATTAAAACCTAACTTTCTCAATATATCCCTCATTTTATCATAATTAATGAGTGACATATCTTTAATACGTTCTTTTTTAATCCTTGCTTTAATAGCATTAATAACTTCTTCAGGTATTTGTGTAGTTTCTTTTGCTTGGAATTGAGATAGAATCTCCTTAAAATGATTTAACCTAATATAAGCAGTATAAGATACCTCATTTGGAGGTTCTTTATTCGTAGGTTTTGAGCTATCAACAATATAAGTTATAAATTTACCACAACCTTGATTATTACATATTAAAATCCCTTCTTCGTCTTGAGGTATCATTTCTCCAACATTGCATATTTCACATACATCAGAAGTAATTATAAAATTTTGAATATTTGATAATTCATTCGTAACGTTTTTCCAATAATTCTGAAGGAACTTTTTAGATTGATAATATTTATCGCTTTTAGGATCCGCTGCTTCAGTATTCGTTGATTTTATTTTAAAAAAGGAATTTACTGTGCTTGATTTTTGTGGCGCCACCACACCGCTAGAAATATTTTGCTTCTGTTCAAAATAATGGAATATATATTTAGAATTGTCTAGCAAATAGTTTTTTCTCTCCTTCTTTATTTTTTTTAATTCTGTTCGTAAGCTAATAATTTTATCTTTTATGTCTAAATATTTTTCTATCTCGTTATCATGTAGTTGCTTGATTTTATCTTTTAATTCTAAAATCTCATTTTCTAATTTAGGAATAACTACTGTTTCTGTTTCTTGAAAGTGTTCTAATAATTCATTATGTTTTTCGTCGATTGTATTTGCTTGTTTTAATAGTATTTTTTGTTGGTTCATTAGATATACATTATATGAATTCAGGTTTTT